AACTACATTAACCCTAGGCCACTGTAATGATTGTGTTTCTGTTTCCTTAAAGCCTATAAAGCTTAAGTCCTCTATGTAATCCATTGCACGCAAGATATAAGCATTAACATGACCGTCACTACTATACGTGATTAACCTTGCATCTGCCCAAGCCTTAAACTCTGCTAGGCTAACATATGTATTAGCATTTGCAACGCGACTTCCATCTTCAACAATTAGTGTCATTGTTTAAGCCTTTTCGTAACCGCCAAGGCGATAATTTTCTACTTCTGTGGGGTGTACGTCTGCGGTCTTGCCGTCTTTGCGTACCATTTTAACTGTTTTAGCCACTTTGGGCTTGGCAATCTTATTTGCGGGTTTCTTCTTAAATGCCATTTTATTTACCTCGCTATGTTATGTGTGAGTAAAGGGACGGCAGATGCCGCCCCCTGTCATCAGTCTCGTCTAACCGAGTAGTGTTGCTATAAAGTCTGGCTTCCAAGCTTTTACACCCCAAGCTACGGCAACTTCGATCATTGCCTTACGATATCCTTTATACATACGTACTTCGAATACCATTCCTGAGTGTGGATCTTGTACCAAGATAGCGTCATCTGCAGTGTCACCGCCTTCTGGAACAGCAGGTGCTCTAACAGCTAACTCTAACGCACGTCTGTGCATTGCAATGTTTGCTGTATATGAGTTTCCGACTGTAATAGCGGCATTGTCTGCGGCGGCTGAACGTAGTCCAGTTTGACCGATAGAGAATGATCCACCTGATAAAGCAGTGTTTACGCAATACTTATTGCTGTCACCATTGATTGTAATGATGTCACCTTTAAGGATTGTACCAGAACCACCGTCTGCCGCGATTGATGTATCGCCAATAGCAGAAGAAGCATCGTTTACAAGATAGCTTGTACCAGTGCCTTTAGTGTGTGATTGCACTTGTGCTGACTCACGCATTGCAAGACCTTGTAGGTCAAGTAATACACCTTGTCTTAGCAAATCACTAGAACCTGCGTCTGAAACGCTTTGTAGTGTAGCTAACTGACGTAGGTTTGTACCTGCAACTGAGTTCATTATAAGTGAACACTGTCCGTCGTTTGATGGCATACCATTGTCAACTAAGATTTGACGTATTTCAGCTACGTCACCAAAGTTAGAACCGAATGGTGTAGTTCCTGCTGTACCGAAAGCACGTGAAGCGTTTTTGTAAGCTTCTGTTGCAAGGTCTACTTCAATCTCATTAGACAATGTTCTCATTGCTTGTACGAGTTGGTCGCCATAAACAGTTTCAAAGCCAATACCATTGTTAAGGTGTCTTACATCTTCTCCAGTGTAAGGGATTTGTACTGCACGCGACTTAGAGATAGAAAGTGTTTTGCTATCTACTGTCTGATCTGTTCCTTCAGGAATAGTCATGCTCTCTGCTACGTCTACGGCTGATGCTTCACGAGTGAAAGATGCACGAACTGTATCGCCTTTAGCAACACGCTCTGAACCGTCTGCGTTGATTGTTGAAGCAGGGATAAAGCCGACTAGCTCTCTACCTACTACGTCTGCGGCCTTATATATATCAGCCGCCAAGTTTGTTAATACGTTAGCCATTTGCGGCCTCCTATGTTAAATTAATCGTTGGTTATTTTGCCGCCTGACTTAATGTACTGCGCTCTCTGACCTTGAGACATACCATTAAAATCGTCACGACTTATTATTTTAGAACGCTCAGCACTGCTTTGCGACCTTGTGGCACTGCCACCCGACGATTGTGAACCGTCAACTAGAAAAGGATAATTAGATTTTATAGAACCTGTTAAGTCCTCCAGTGTTGATACAGTTAATGCACCAGACTGGTCTGTCACCCTCAATTCGCCATCAACAATAGTCAACCTCTGGCTGATCTGCTGTTGTAACAATTCTGCTCTGCCTGTGTCCTTAGTAAGTCCACTTGCTATTTTACCTGCTTCACCACTGATACGACTTTTCGTAATATCAGCATTCATCTTTTCAATCGTCCCGCGCAATGTGTCTGCTTCCGACTTCTGCGCTTCGAACAACTGTTTATAATCGTTCTCTGCCTTTGCCTTACTTTCGGCTTGGGCTTTTGCTTCGGCTTGAGCTTGCTCACGCTCTTGTTGCGCTCGCTTCTTCTCACCTAATAATTCATCTACCTTAGACTTCAATCCTTTAGTCTCGTTGTCTAACTTCTCTTTTATAGCCTGATTTACCTTTTCTGACAATGTGTTTTTTACATCATCTTCCAATTCAATTCCGTCAAATATTTCGTTGCTCATGCTGTAACCTCCAGTTTATTAGCATTTTGTGGCTCTACCACTTAGTTGTTAAGGTATTGTAATCGTTAAGTTATTTATGACAATACCAAGCATAAATTTCCGTTTTCATGTAATTATAGTCCAAAATCAGGTGTAGTGCTAGGGGCGGAACCTGTTGCATCAAGTTGTATTTCTAGGTCACGAAGCTCTGGTAATGTAAGCGAACGTCCATTTTCATCAATGAAACGATCTACTGATAAAGTACCACGTCTAAACATCTCACCACGTTCTATACCTAAAACTTCGTCCTGAAAGCTCGCAGGTTGCCGTCTAAGCCATTGCGGGTAACTTATGGTGTCACTTATCCTCTGTTCCTTGCCATCTTCGCCTATGGCCGTTCTGTAGGCTTTTCCCTTACCGCCTTTGTTATACTTGTCATTTACGAGATATGTTATTGTTGATCTGCAATTATAGTGCGCGGGTGGCTTTGGGTTCTTATCTATATCTTTGTAAACAGTACCGTCACGACTGATGCAGATATAACTTGTTAAACTATCCAAGACGGCTACCCATTTGTAATAACCTGACATAGGCTTTTGTTGCTTTCCCGTCTGCCTACCCTCACTACTATTCAGACGCATTGTTGTTTGACGCGACAAAACTGCTACTCTGTTAGTTTGCGTGCGTGATAATGTTGCGGCTTGCCTACCCTGTAAGAGTTTAAGCCCTGATAGTACGCCTATAACACCTGCAATCGGTAATGCTAATGTTGCGTTGTCTTTTAGTGACTGTATGATCTGGTTTTGCTTTTTATTGTTAAATGTGTCTATAGCGGCTGATATTGTATAGTTTTGGTTTGGCTCTAGCGTCATAGTATCATTATAGACAATGCTTTCTATTTGTTCCTGTGTTGGCAAGGTAAAGTCATCAAAGTCTGTTATTGTGTTGCGTAGCACGTCATAATTCCATTTTACTTCGTACTCTGCAAACTCTAGTAGCTCTTTTATGGCACTATCGCGAAAATTATCACCTGATAAAACCATGTTAAGTTCTATATCGTATAATAATCGTTGCAATCTTGCTTGTGATAGTTCTGATAGTTGATCTGTACCTAGTTGTTGCTGTACGCTTTCAATCAATGCCTTTATATAGAGCATGGCTTCGCGTTCTCTGCCCTTTGCATAGCGTTGTATAAGTATTTGATGCCTTACAAAAGCATCTTCAAGCGATAAGTCTATGCTCATATATTTACTTGCGTTTTTTAGGCTTTACCTTATTTGGCTTACTTGCCTTCTTTGTTTTAGCTTTAGTTTTATTTTTATAGGGCATAATTCCTCACCACTTGACCTTTGCTGACCAATAGGCCGCGCTCATTTTACCTTTTGCTATGTTTTTAGCGTGTCTAGCCTTAAAACTAGCCCTACGGTTCTTTGCGGCCTTACTTTCACCTTTTTTAGGGGGCGAACCTTTAACACCTTGTTGTCCAAAGCGTATAATCTTTTCCTTGCCACCTTCACAAGCTTTAACGACGTGTGATTTAGTTGCATGGCTTGGCGTGCGTTTAGGCGTATTGCATTTCATCTTTGATTTATCAATTTGCTTCGCCATTGTCTTACCTTACGCTAATGGATTGAGTTCGCCAAATTCTTCTTGTATATCTTCAAGGTTTCTATCAGCATCTACTAGTCCACCTGCCTTTAGTCTGTCAAATATATCTTGGCCGCCTACTAATTGCCTATCAAGCAAGGTGACAAGGCTCATTATCATTTGCGGGTCAACTGACTTGTCATAAAACTCTCTATTGATAATAAATACACATTCATCTGTTTCTACGCCCATAAATTCACCTATCCAATAGATACATGACTTTATTGCGGCTGATAAATTGCCTACAATGTCACCGAGTACGCTATTTTCTGATGCAAAGCGTATTCTAGCCCCTTCAGCAGTCTCATTGCCGCCTCTATCAGTGATTATACGCGCACCGATGGCTATCATTTGTTGCTCCTTGCCTTTCATCGCTTCCATAACAAGGTTATTTGGGTTTGCCTGTAGTAGATTTGCGCTACCTGTTTCACCTAATACATGACCTGCCCTACTACCGATCTTTATCCCCTCTGGATTATATTCTGACCATTGTTCTTGCGTTAGGCTATGGGTAATAAATAGTGTGGGTTGGCCTGTAATAAAACAGCTTTCTTCATAGTCGGCTGAGTTTCTATAATGCGCCATGTTTACATCTGCTATATCTGATAAGGGGGCATCGTCGACTGTAGCGTCATTGTTTTGACTTCCTACAAAGGTGACGGGGATATAATCAAAGGTGCTACCGTCTGACTTCTTAGGATAGAACATTTCAGTGTAAGGTTTGTCATCTCTGTATAATTGTTGGCTGTATCCTTGGTCATCTAATCTTAAGACGCGATATTGTGTTTTGCTTTCATGGCTAAATTCATCGCTATTTTCGAGATAAGGCTCCTTTACTACTACAAGGGTCAAAAGGCTACGCCCTGCAATTACATCTGTTTTCCAGTTTATGACCGCTTCGGCTGTATAAGGCACAATAGACGCTGTTAAGTCTAGTAAGCTTACATCTTCGGCTGATAGTCCTTCTTCGGTTTGTGGATAGTCAACTAAAAGCATTGAGCGGCCTGTTTCTAATAAGTTGCTTAATTCATCTTTTGCCAGTTGTTCAAGTGATAGCCCGTCACCCGTTGCGTCTTCTATGAGGTATTCTAGCCCGTCGGGTAGTTCAATTATTGGTTTCTTTCTAAAGGCGGCCCCTACTAAGGCGTTCTTTGTACGGCCTGTATAATTCGTAAAGACGGCTCTGTTTAGATATTGCCTATATCGTACGCTATCAATGCCCCTTGGGTTGGTTTCTGCATCTGGTACGGGTAAATATTGGGCTTTCTTGTCTTTTACGGCTACTGAGCCTCTCACCGCGTCGCGTGTTTTGACCCATACGTCACTATACAAGTCATATTCTGGATTGGTTGTTTCAACTGGCATAAGGGAACCTCTTTTTCATATGTTTACCACAAATCATCAATTAGTGAAAGAGAAGTCAACCTTGGCTACGGGTCTGACTATAGGGAACTCATAGGCGATTGGGTAGGTGGTGGCATCGTTCTGATGGTCATGGCCGCTTGATTTGTCGGGTTCGCCGTTCTTGTAGGCTTGTTGTTCAAGGCATTGGGCGGTGACGGGGCAAGTGCTATCGTTTATTCTTACTAGCCGTTGGTCTAAGGCTCTATTCATTGCCATTATGCGATCCCTTACCCTTGGATTGCTTGCCTTGGCTCTTACTATAAAGCTTTCTTGTTGCAAGAGGCTTATGTCCGAGATACTTGCGTTATTGGTTCGCCTTCCCTTACCCGTTGCATCTGGATAGATATATATTCTATTTGTGGGGTAGTTAGCCTTAATCAGTTCTATCATGTTAGGGGTATCATACATATCGACAAATTCATCAACCGCGTGCCATACCCCATGTCTGATAATGTAAATTGTAGCGGCCTGTTTGGTCACGTTAAAGT